TGATGTTTTAAAGTTAAAAAATGATCTGGAAATTCCCATTGAGACATTGAATGACGATTTTCAAATTGAGATAACTTTTTATCTGTTCTTACTAAAGAATGTATACCTAAAGCTCCAGAATTTTTAAATATTTTTATTTTATTAGAATCTTCACTTAATGTTTTCGGAACTCTATAATAATCAGATAAAGTATACGCTTCTGGTTTTTCTGTAATAATACTTGAAAAAAGTTTAGCATATTCTTCTTCATTACAATAAGGAGCCATTCTTAAATATAAACCAGATATAGCACCAGATAAACATATTGAAAAAGGTTCTATAACAGGAAATCCTCCAAATTCTACAGGTAAATAATATTTTTCTTCAGTTGCTTTATCCCATCTAGACCATTGTTCAGTATGTAAAACTAAATTTAAAATAGTTAAAACTTGAGTTCCTGTATATGATCCTCCTACAGCAAAATAATTAGCTGAAGATGATAGAGCTGTTAAATAATCTTCAACATGATTTGATCCTGATCCTACATCAATCTTTGATATTCTTTGTTTTAATGTTGGAGTTGCCATCACACCTTTTTTAATAAAAATACTATTAAATTCTGCTATATGAAAATTAAATGCAGATTTAGAATCATTTCTTAATATATTAAAAAGATTACCTATCATTATAATTATAGCATGAACAGTTTTTACAGTAGAAACACGATTAAGATTTCTATTAAAAGTTAGAATTCTTGAAGCATCATCAGAAGTACAAAATGATCTCATTTTTAGAGTTTTTTTAAAAACAGTAAAGACAATATCTTGAATAAATTTACATGCTATAGAATGATAAATGGATGATGTAGAATGAAAAATACCTTGACACATTCCATAAGATAAAACAGATGAATATTTATTATTAAATAAATCATTTGCATGATTAGAAAAAAATGTTCCTAAAGTTTCAGATCCAGATTCTCCGGTTAAACCATCTCTTGTAACTTTTTCTGCTGAATGATTATTTTCAACATATTTTGAAAAAAGTTTTATAAGTGATTCTGGAAATTTAGCTTGTTTTTGAATAGTTTTGGAAGATACAAAATAAATCATTCTCAATAATCCTCTTTCTTTATAAAGTATTCCATAAAACATAGCGGAAAAGAAATTTAACATATGATTTGGACCCCATCTTTTTTGATCAGAATTATCATAACA